TTCAATTCGCTATGGAATGCGCGGATTGGCAATCTCGGCAATGATGTGGCGCGCCAGATTCATGCCATTATTGGTGACAGTATTTTTGGCGGAACGAACATCTCAGAACTCGTAAAATCGGTTAAAGCAATACTGGATAAGCAGCTTGTGCGCTATGCTACCACTTATGTGAACACGAGCCGTGCAAAGTTTATTCAAATGATGCAATACGAAGCAGCTCGAAATTATGATGGCGAATTGTTTTGGATATACGAGGGTCCGGAAGATGATGTTACGCGTCCGGTATGTCGCGAAGGCACCGGTATGGATGTTAATGCGATGTTTCCTAATGCGCCATATTTCACTGAAGAAGAGCGTATCGAATTTGAATCTTATAGCGCACCGGAGCGGACGTATGAGTGCCGCCACTCATTTATGCAAATAACAAAAGAATACTATTACGATCACGTGAGGTGAATATGGCATATCGTAGAATTGACGATAATGATACTATTGAAATCCGCAGAGCGCAAGGCGGAAACAAACCTGAAACACGCACAGTTGCGGAATTAAACGAGTATTTCAGCAAAGAAGAACCGACCATAACGGCAGGCGCACCTATCGCACCAGTCGCGGCAACGGGAACAGCGTTCGAGACCAACACGCTAACTTATACCGCCAAAACAAAGGGAGCGGCTGGCAATAGCATCGTAGTGAATTTGATTGCCCCAGAAGACGACGCGGAAGCTGAAGTTGTATCAGTATCCGGCAGCACAATCAATGTAACGCTTGCGTCTGAAGATAGCGCAATCACAAGCGATCTTGATGCGGTCAAGGAAGCGATTGATGACACCCCAGCCGCAGCCGCATTGATTGACGTAGCGATAAATGGGAATGGCTCTACAATCGCAGAAGAAGCAACGACACAGCTTGAAAATGGCGCTGATGGCACCACCGGCGCTGCTGGAGCATTGCGCTATTCCGATACTGCACTTTATATTTCGGTTAATGAAAGCACTACTGCTGTATCTAATTGGAAATCAATAACATTTAACGAATGAGGACAACATGGCACTAAAAGAAATCTTGGATAAGATTACGAACGCACTTCCTGCTGATGCGGGAAACGACATTCTTTCTCTGCTGGCAGATGCCAAGCGAGAGGTGAACATCGTGCTTGCGGATCTGTCCGCAGCAAACAACGAATCAAAGGAACGCAGATTGAAGCTTGCCGAGATGTCAAGTCAGATTGATGCGCTTAACGCTAAGCTGGCGGATGCCACGAAAGCGGATCCAGAACTTGATTCGATTAAAGAGAAGGCTGCCAAGTTTGACGAGATGATGGCTAATCAAAAAACTGAAACATTGAACAAATGGAAAGCGAAACTCGAAGAGCTACAGGCAATCGTCAAGAATGACACAGATAAGCGCAAAGACAAGGTCGCTGCGCTATTGGCAGACTTTGCACATCCTGCGAACGGCGAAGAATACACTCTGGAAATGGCAGATGCCAACCTGAAGCTGTGTTCCGTGCTGGAAAAAGCAGGAGCGTTCACCGCACCGGAAACCGTGACTACAGATTTCCAGCGAAAGTCAGGATTGCCGGCTGGTGACGCACCCAAAACGAGCGGAGATGCCGTTTTGTCACTAATTAACAAAAAATAACACGAGGTAAACTAACATGGCTACTACAATCGCCAATCTCCAAACTCTTGCCGCTGCCTGGGGCGTAGGCACAGAGTACATGCCCATTATTGTGGATTTGCTGAAGCGAAGCTCGCTTTTGCAGACCGCTACGGCCGCAAGATCCACGCACGGGATCAAGCACAAATACCGTTATTTCAACACTCTGCCCACTGCCGCTTTCCGTGAAATCGGTGACGGCATTGTGCCGCAAAAGATCGACATGAACACCGCCTCTATCGATCTGAAGGAGCTCGTATTCGATCTCTATGATGATTATCAGGCTATCCTGCAATACCCTGGCGGGAAAGAGGCATGGGTACGCGATAATACTCCTGCTGCTATGGCTGGACTGGCCAATGCGCTTGCCACTGCCGTTTTCTATGGCAATGATAGCACATTTGGGTACAGCAAAGCATTCAAGGGATTTCACCAATATGCCAAAGACCTTTCTCAGGTTGTAGCGCAAAAGGGCGGAACCACCGGAAGCAGAACCTCTATTTTTGCGGTTCGTTGGGATGAGTTCGATGGCGCATCTCTGCGTTTTAACAACACCGAACTGATTAACGTGCTGGACATGACTCCTACGCAGCCCATTCCGGTTGTCACCAATACAACCACAAATGAGCAACTTGATATCTTCAAATGGAAGTTCAGCAGTTATTTCACTCTTGTCGTTCCGAGCGCCAAGAGCGTGGCTGCCATCACTCAGATTGACGCCTCCCATGCTCCCACCGTGGACAATATGAACGCTCTGGTAGATGCTGTAGAGTCTTCTACCGGAAACACCGTGATCTATACATCCAAACTTGGTCGTCGCATGATTGCCAC